TTGATTGGGAGAAAGAGCAAACAGGGAAGATATATCCAACTACAGAAGAAGGCATGAAGGATACTGATGGAATAGGTAATACCAAAGCATTGGCTGCATCCGAAAGCGAAATTGCTGAGAAAGTCATAGCATTGGACTTATGTGGATTAAGTTGGCACATTCCGACACTACAAGAGAGTGTCTTAGGGCATGAACATGAGATTATGCTGAAGGCAGCCTTAACTATCTGCGGAAAACAACCAATGAAAAATGAATGGTATTGGTGTTCTACAAGAAAAGCAAACAAACGCATTTTTATTCTCGATTGGCTCGACGGTAGGTATGACTACAACTATCAGGACAATTATAATTGGGTTCGCCCCGTGTCCGCTGCCTCTCTTAATTCACTTTAACCTTATAAATGATTATAACTATGGCAAAAGTATTTATAACAAAGTATGCCTTAACAGGAGGTATTAAAGAGATAGAAGCAGATATTATTAGAAGTAGATTTGAAGATGGAGAATATGTAAGGGATGGTTTATGTTCTTACTTCTGTATAGGGGAAAACGCATTCACCGATAAATCCGAAGCCTTGAAAAAGGCGGAAGAAATGAGGATTAGGAAAATCGCTTCTCTTCGTAAGCAGATTGAGAAACTTGAGAAATTATCTTTTAAAGTAGAGGAGATTTGATTATGGGACAAGAAAGAAAAATCGGAGAGGTATTTGAATATAATGGAGAAAAAATTATCGTGAAAAAAGATAGCGATTTTATATACGAATGTGATAGATGCGTCTTTAATGGTAAACCGGAATGCGGTGATTATTATTGCTTGCATTTTGAAAGACAAGATAAACAAGATGTGCACTTTGAAAAAGTGGAGGATTGATTGAAAGAGGAGCTTATAAAGAAAAAACTGCTCGCAGAATTTCGGGAATGGTTCTGTGAAGGTTACTGCCAATTCTACGGAATGGACGACTACTGTCGATGTTGCCCAGTCAAGGATGAAAGCTGCTGGTTAAGAGAAGTTGAAAAGCCTGCCGGAAAAAGGGGGAAACGGAAACCCATCCGTTTCTGTGATACATGCAGGAACTTTAAATCGGATGAAAGAGAATTGAATGATGATGAAATAGATAGAGCTGTTGAGGAGTCAGCCAAACGGCATTATAGTGACCTTTGTGCGTTAAACCATTCTCTTAGATTTAAAATGCCCAACGAATATAACGATGATAATTGGGGATTTTATTGCAAAGAGTGTAAGGATTACGAAGAAATATAATTGATAATGAAGCGTGAAATAAAAAAGTTCATATAGCATGAAGATAATTGTTAGTTTTTCCGGTGGTAAGGATTCGCAAGCCTGTTTAATCCAGGCTGCCAATAAATATGGAGCCGATAAAATAGAAGCCGTATTTTGTGATACAGGTTGGGAGCATCCCGATACTTATCAACATATTAGTAACGTGTGCAAACAACTTGATGTCAGATTAGTAATTTTGAGAAGTAAGAAATACACTGATTTTGTGGATATGTCTATCAAACGTTCCCGATTCCCGTCTTCCCAAAGAAGGTTTTGCACCTCTGAATTAAAAATAAAGCCGATGATTGATTATATTCTCTCACTTACTGAACCTTGCTTGATAATTCAAGGTATTCGAGCAAAAGAAAGCGAAGAACGCGCCAAACTTCCTTATGAGTGCAACTACTTCGGAGAATATTTCGAACGTGTGAAAAAGAATCGTAAAGGAAAGGTTGTTGAGGTATGGAAGCAAGATTATCGTAGAAAAGATGTGCTTAAATGGTGCGAACATTATGATGCCAGTGTTTCCCGCCCAATCTTCCAATGGTCAGCACAAGAAGTTATAGACCAGATCCTTTCTGCTGGACAAAATCCAAATCCTTTATATTATCGTGGATTTTCCCGAGTTGGTTGCTATCCCTGTATTATGTGCAGGAAGCAAGAGGTAAAGCTAATTTCGCAAGAAAAGTTTGGACGAAGTCGCTTGATAGATGCCGAACAACGAATGAAAGAAGAAACCCCAAATGGTTCGTCTTTCTTCTCACCGGGCTACATCCCTAATCGTTTCTGTAAAAATAAGACTTATCCAACAGCAGAAGAAGTTTTCGAGTATGTAAACCGGAAAGATGCCGGCATGGATGATATGTTTGAACCTGAAGGTGGATATAGCTGTATGAGCCTTTATCATGGACTTTGTGAATAAGAAGTTTAATTCAAATCCGAACAAATATGAATAATATATTTACAATTTGCTATTCAGAAGAAGAGGCTAACGAAATTGGACATTTCATAATGCGAAAAGGCTATGAAGGTGTTCAAAATGACAGTTACAGATATTGTCGTGAAGCGATTCGGTGGGCTTTCAGACAAGCTAAAAGACATCATTCAAATTGCATCTACATTGGCGTTAGAGGTTGTCAAATGATTGTATCCAAGAACAAAAGGAGACTTCGCAGGAACAGACTAAAATACATTGAGAAGAAACGAATATTTTACAACTTATTGAGCAGCTATTCAGAACGAATGGCGAAAATGACTAAAGAAAAATGTATTGTATGCGGAAAAGAAACTGTATCAGTCATTAAGACTGATGCAGGCTATATCTGCTATAACTGTTATGCTGAGCAAAAGAATCCATCCAAAAGAAAAAGGAAGAAAAACAACGAGGAAGAACGTATGCAATGCAAGTTCTTTGAAGAAGTGGAAAAGCTATTCCCTAGGTTGCCCAATAAACTTCTTTTCGCTGTTCCGAATGGTGGAAGCCGCCATATAAGGGAAGCCGCTAATCTCAAACGGCAAGGTGTAACTTCCGGCGTATCCGATGTTATCCTACTAATCCCAAAGAAAGGCTACGCTTCGCTATGTATAGAGTTTAAGACAAAGAAAGGCATCCAATCGAAAGAACAAAAAGAATTTCAAAGGCAAGCGGAAAACTGCCGAAATAAGTATGTTATTGCCCGCAGTGTCAAACAAGGCATTGACGCACTAAAGGAATATCTGCTATAAAGGTGAGGGGGGCGCTATTCACGAGACCCCCTCACTGCTATTTTGAGACTTTTATAAATTCATTGTAATCAATCTTTGTGTTGGGATTAAAATTAATCAATTCCAGTTTATACCCCTTTGTGCCCCAACTCCACCACAAGAATTTTCGTTTTGGGATTCGATGAACAGCAGCCGCCAGACTATCACGAATATTATAATAAACCGTAGAATCCTTGAAACAGGCTATCACATGAGACCATTTGCTATTAACCTCTAAACAATCCGGTCTGTCCGGAAGTGGATGCCAACGGTCTACATAGATTGTTTCTGTTGAATGAATCCCGGTTTTAACCAAAGCCTCAAGATGCTTGTTTTTAATGCCGAGTTCTTTTATTGTTTGAGCATCATCTGCACGATACTCTTTCAGCTCATCAATAGTCAAGTTCAATGCCGACACAGAAACTGCATTTAAACTATCCCGAATTTTATAGGACTTTATGTCTTTCATTAAGATTGCAATATTACCGGATTGACGCTCACATTCCTTTTGCAGCTTCCGATTATATTTAATCAAGCCAATAGTAACAGATACCAGTGCTACTAAACCTATAAACAACCATTTTTTCATATAATCTTAGACCTTAAGATAATTAGCTATTCCAATGGCATGAGCCTTTACAATTCGTGCTTTTCCATCAGCAGAAAGTAAGAATTCAACATCTTCCTTATTATCCTGAAAAAAGTTTTCGGTAAGAACCGCCGGACATTTCGTTTTCTGCAAGATGTAGAAGTTTTCTTCCCAGTCAGGGTCTTTATCCGACCAATCGCTGCGTATTTTTGTCTCGGCCGGAAAGCATTCAGCAGCCGATGCGTACAGACATGATGCTAATACATCGGCTTTTGTGCTTCCCTTGCTCGTGTAAGCAGACCAGCCTCTTGCTTGCATCCAATCTATTCCAGAACCTGCAGCATTACAATGAATGGAAATCAAGATTACATTAGATGTACCCAATCTGCCACAAATCTCATTCACACGCCGGCATCGCTCTGATAGTGGAACATCTATTGTCTCCTTTACAACCCTTTCAGCATCAATACCCATTTTACCTAATTCCAGAACAAGCATATCTGCAATTTCACGAGTCCAAGCATATTCCCGCAATTTTCCATCAGGAGAGCGCTTGCCCTTTGTATTCTCACCGTGGCCGTTATCAATTAGTACTTTCATTTTCTTTCAACTTTAGTTTTAATCTGTTCAATTAAATCTTCCGCATCCTTACTGCTAATACATTTTACTATCTTTTGTGCCATATCAGCTACATCGGCAGCATGAGACTTCTTTTTGCGGCTATTTTCCAATACCGAGCGACCTTCTATGCAGATAATACCCATTGTTATCAAAATCATACAATAAGGAGCTACATACCAAGAAATGAACAGTCCTAAGACATCTACCATTGTACCGAATATCAATACGCGGAAATAATCAACCACTTTAGCTACAGTTCTCCTTAGCCCCTTACTGTCAATTTTTTCTTTATTTACTCTTGCCGCATCAATGCCACTCCACATATCCACGAATGAAGAAACGACAATAAAGATACAGCATGTAAACAATACGATTGCATACAAGCGTAAGTCTGCAAACTTTATCCCACCTATCTGTTCAATCACTTCGACCATTAGAATACAGTATTAATTATCCATGAAAAAACATAAGCAACACCAATAATAAGGTCTGCTAAATAAGCGCCACGTAAAGTCGCCTTGACATCTTTTTCATCAGGAATATCATCCTGCGCTTCTTTCCATTTTGCTACAATGTAAGCGCATCCTGTACCAATAGCAGCACCAGCCAATACCGGAACAAACTTATTTCCAAACAAGAATACAGCAACCAACACACAAATAGCCACAATCAAGAGACCAACCAAGCCGTGAATAATTTTATCCCAGCCATACTTTTCTACCAAATCATTACTCGCTTTCATAAACTCTTTTCTCCTAAAATATAAGCCAAGAAAGAAATTGAAGCATAAAAAAGCAGCCGGAATTCGACTGCTTTAACTTTTAATGATTATCTTTGCAACATCTCACTTACAAACGCAAATTGCTACTAGAACAGCAGAGGGTATATGCCCCCGGTTACGTTCTAGTAGCGTCGTGCGTTAATATGTAGGTGAGATGACAATTAACAGGCCGGGGGCTTTTTTCTTTCCTTCCCCCAAAAAGGAATATTCACATACTATTCAACTTGATATTTATTCAGACTGAACGTATCTTTCTTTTTCCAACCGTCAGCAAGCGTTTTTTGGATATGCAACATGACTTTGGTATAGAAGTCTGTCAATTCGTCCAATGCCGAAAACTTCCGATAAACGGGCGTTTCATCTGTACCAAACTTGAATACAACCGGAAGGGTTGCACCATTTGTCTGTACGGCCAAATCGTATGCAGCTTTGTAGTTGAACTGATTTTCTCTTGAAAGCCATACCTGCACACCCTCGTATGAAAATCCTTTCAAAATAGTTTCGTCCACCTTCTGGTTATACCAATCCATAATCAAAGCCTTAACTACTTCATCTGACGGTCTGCCATGCAGGAACTCCGCTTCCATATAGTCGGCGGAACCGTCTTCATGTTCTTGGATATCCCAACGGACACGCCATTTATTCTTTGCCGGACTGACACATTCTATCAGTTTCACATCGGCTGTACCTTCTACTCTTTTCATCTTAACTGAATACATACTTGGTTCTACCTTTCCCGAAAGTTTCCGTCTTGATGGTGGTCTCAAACGGAAAACCGTCAGGGATTTCTTCAATCTGTTTGAGGATATTTTTCATTTCCTCACTGTTGGTAAAGAACTTCTTGGGTTCGCCGTTCTGCTCTATGGCCACAATACAACGGTCCTCGCCTTGTTCAGTCTTTATTCCCATCTCAAAATCCTTGACTATGATAGGAAGGTTTACCAACTCACGGATACTTACCACCGTACCCGAAAATCGCTTCTTACCGTCTTCCGGCTTGTAAGCGACATTTAAATCTTTAAATGATTTCATTTTTTTGCCTGTTAATTTTTTAAACAAATTATTACAATCAGCGTGTTTCGTCATGCCGTAGAAACTGGCAATCAGTTCCCGCCTCCTTTTTCTACTTTTTACCTCGTGCATCTTCCGAGCAAACTTCTGTTTGATACGTTTCCTCAATCCTACATAGTTAGGGCGAATAACATAGCCAAGAAAATCAATACCTTCCTCTACCGGAAATACCCGTTCATTAGGCTTGATTTCCAAATCTATTTTCTTCATTTGCTCATGAATAACATCACGAATCTTCCACAATTCCGCTTTCGTTTTACCGAGTACCAATCCGTCATCACAATAGCGATAGTAATATCGGATACCGTACTTGTCTTTCAAATAATGGTCTAAAAAAACAGACAGGAGCAAGTTTCCCGCCCCCTGCGAACTGCGCAGTCCGAAACTGATACCTTCCGGCAGCAGCTTAACAAACCGTTCCAGTAAAACCAATAGCCTTTCGTCCTTGAACACCCTGCGGAAGCACCACATCACAAAATCCTGCCGCACGTTATCATAGAACCTGCAGATGTCGAACTTGTAAGCATATAACGTGCCTTCCGGGTCTTTTTGCAGATCGGTACGTATGCGATTCATCAGGTCATGTGTGCCACGCCTTTTGATACTTGCTCCGGTTGTCCGAATATAGCGTTTCTGCAAATGACGGTCTACAACATTCATTACAGCAAACACAGCAATACGGTCTTTCATAGAAAGTATCTGTAAAGTACGTTTCTTACCGTACTCCTCAATCTCTCTTTCATGGTAACCGCCAAGCTGGAATGAACCATCCGCAATAGCAGTCGTAAGTTCAATGATGATTTCCTCCCTATGAGCGAGTAAATATCGTCCTTGCTTTGACCTTTTACGATTTGTACCACGCAGTACTGTATCGAATGCCTCCGACATATTGGAGCATTCGATGATTTCCTCGATGATATATCCTTCCCTGCGCATACAAATTCAGCTATTGGTTAATAAACATGGAAGATAAGGGCCTTCCTTTCCCCGGATCTGACTTCTTCGAACTGATAACAGCCTACCAAACTCCACCCGACGCGTGATTTTTCAGCTTTCCACCTTTAAAGGTGCTATTGCTGCGGCTTGTTTCCCTCGGCTCCGCCTTGGGGACACGTCCCCGTGCTGTACGCCGATTTATTAGATTTCCAGACGGGAACCGACATTCGTATTCGAATTCGACGCATCGTTATTCGTATTCGCATTCGATACACCACCATTCGCATTCGCATTGTTGTACCCACGATAAACCACACGGCTTATAGGAAACTCCACCTTTTTAATTACAAAGGTATTACTTTTCATCTGAAAACTGTTTTAAATAATATTTTCGACGGGCTTACGCCCGTTTTTATTTTGCATTACTTCACATAAGCGAGAACGAAGCCGCTTTTCGCTTTGTCGCTTCGCTCCCGCTTTCGATTAAGCGATTTCGGACAACGCCTTATACGCTTCCACGCTTTCCGCCTTGACGAGCCGACCGCGGAAGGCCAGACGCGAGCCGA